TTGCCCACGGCTACCGCCGTGTAGTCCGGGTTACCGCCGAAGCGATTAACCTGGCTCGCGATGTCGATCGCGGTCTGCCCGAGCGTACCGTTAAAGGGCACCGCAGCGCCCAGAACGTCAATGCTATTAACCGTCAACGTGTTGAGAGAGCCTGCTGCCCCAGCAGTCAATGTAAGCGACCCGGTCGCCATGACTTCGGGAGTGCGCACGGCCGAGCTGGACGTAATCGTGGACAGCAGCGTGCCGGTGGCCGCCGCGTCGGCCGAGGCCGGTTGCGCACCCGTGAAAATTTCAATGTAGCCGTTGCGCAGCGCATCATCGATGCTGCCTTGCTTGGCCAGGAAGTTGATCAAGCCGGTCGACAGTCGCATCGTCATGGTGTTGCTCCTAAAGATTGTATGTGGCAATGAAACGATTCGGGCCGGGTTGAAATAGCGCCGCTCCCTGACCGGTGGCGGTAAATCCAAACTTCGAGCGGGTCAGGTTCTTGACCTGCATGTCGGGCATGCCGATGCAGATCCCCTGCGTCGACAGCCACATCGGCAGACCCCGGCCGCCCTGCGCGTCGTCGCCAAAGAGCGAGCCGTCCACGTAGTCGAGGGCGCCTGCAATCGCGCCATAGGCGGTTTTCGGCACGTACTGGAAATCTTTCGGGTCATTGCCCACCAGCACCCCGCAGCTGCGATCGGTGCCGATAAAAAAGCCGCTGCTGCGCCCCGAGCCCTCGAGCATTTCCTTATCGACCATCGGCGCGAGCAGCGTGATTTGCCCATCGAGCTGCAGGTATTCACGCAGGTCAAACAGCTCGTAGGCGTAGGGCTGCGACGCATAGAGCGTGTCGCCCACCGCCACGAACATCCAGCCGCGGTAATGGGCGATCAGCTGGCCGGCGGGTGCCGGTCCCATGAACTGGGTGGCCAGCGGCAGGTTCAGCTCGAGCGTGTCGCCCGTGTAGGTGTACTGAGTAGTCGCGACAGGAATAAGCGCCGCGAGATACAGCAGCTCCCCGTCGGGCGTCGACAGATACAGCGCGCGGCTCACGACCCCCGGGTCGCTGGGAGCCGGCAATGCGAACGTGAGCCCGCTCACGTCAGGCACCGTAATCAGGCCGGCGAGCGCTGCGCCCGACTCCTGGCCATCACCGCGCAGGTAGGTCAGCGAATACTGGTAGGTGCCCGCCGGCATGCTGCCGACAGTCGCCACCACACCAGGCAGCAAGGGCTGCACCATACCCCAGGTACGCACCGCGCCATCCTCTAAAATGCCGGTGTCCACGCCGTTGTTGTAGTACACCCGGTCGCTGACTCGCTGATACGAGAGCGGGTTACCCACGCCCCGAAGCGTCGCCACCGGCACCACGCTGTACGTCGGGCTCAGCTGGTTGAGCTGGTTACCCTGGGCAAACAGGCAGATCTGCTGCTGGTCATCGGCCCATAGCGAATGCATCGCGCCGGCCAGCACCGAGACATAGCCCGTGCGGCGCGACAGGCGCCCGGTCTTGTCCAGATCGACGTTATCGGCAAAACTCAGATCCTCGGGCGTGAACCGCTCCGGGGTCACCTCATTGCGCAGGCCCGTGAACGCCTCGTAGGTGACGACATCCTGGTCACGTTGGGGGGACAGGTTTTCGGCCATTTACCGGGTCCAGGCAAAGCCATTAGCGCCGTACTTAATCCCGGTATTGGCAAACATCTTGCGCTTCGCTTCGCGCTTGGCGTCGGCCACCGCCGCGTCGAACGCCGCCTTGTGCGCCATCGCCGAGGTAGGCGCCCCCGCATCCCCGTCAAAGGTGCGTTGCGCCCGGTACGCCGCCCACTCGAGCACGTCCAGCTCGTAGTCGGCCAGCTCCGACTCATGCTCAAGACAACTCGAGTCATAGCCGCACAGCGGCAGGCGGATCACGCGCAGATGCACGATCGTGCCGTCTTCAGGCGTATCAGGTGCCGGGTACACCGAGAACGTGACCCGTGAGGTGCGCGCCCACACCAGGCTCTCGTCGGTGTAATACGCACGCGGCTCGCCCGGTGGCAGCTGGGTCGCAAAACACGCGGGGTCAAACGTCAGGTTCTCATTGGCCTCGTTGGCCGCAACCAGCGCATGGCCACTGCGCATCAAGTCGTACGTGCGGCCGGTGGCGTCCGTGTAGCGCGCGGAAATAACCGACAACACGCTGCGGTGTAGCGGATAGGTCAGCGTCCCCAGTTTCAGCTTGACCTGCGTCACCTCCGGCGTGGTTGAGTCGCGCAGGATCAGTGACTGGCGCGCGAAGCGCTTCTCGGCATCACCGATATAGCGCAGCAACGTCTCATCGGACCACAGGCGATCGGTATTCCCCTCGATCAAGTCGCTGGTATCGCGCAGGATATTGACGCGAAGTTCCGAAAGCTGCTCGCCGAGGTTCATGGCTCACGCCCCCCGGCCTTCCCGGATCACGCGGTACGGAAAACGCAGCCGGTCGCGATAGCCGATCACCGTATCATTGCGGTCTTTCACCGGCACCGACATGATTGCGTGGTCCAGCACGTCGAGCACCGAGTACGGCACGTTGACTTCATAGCCCGCCTGGATCAGGAACGCGCGGCCGTCGGCGCTCACAAACTGGCCGCCCGGCGGGATCTGGTCATTGTCTTCCAGCATGATGCGAATGCGCGGCTCCACGGCCTTCGCTTTGGCCGCTTTAGCGGGCGCAGCACGGGCCTTCACAGGCGGGGGCGCCGCGAACACGTCCTCGCCATCCAGCAAGGCAGCTGCTTCCGAGAGGTTGTCGCCGAAATCGGTAACGGGGATTTTCTTGGCGGTCATGGTTTTAATCTTTGTCCGATGTCGCTGATTCGAACGCTTTCGCGTATTCCTCGTCCGGGCCGGGCGGGGGCTTTAACTGGTCCAGGTGCACGCCGATGAACGTCTTGACCTCGTCGGCGGTGGTAAAGGCGTAGCCCTTCCTGGGGTCTTCCCAGGTGCTCTTGGGCTTGGCATTACTCTCCTGGATGTCCGGGTCGCAGATCTCCACCTCATAGCCGTTTTCCAGCTTCTCGATCCGTACGATGCAGTCACCACCCATGGCTATTGCTCCTTGCATCACTGAATCAGCACCCGGCGGCCACCCTCAAGCAGGGGACCAAGCACCCACAGCACCACCAGGATGCAAATGATGATGAACACCACCCGCAAAATGAGCGGGAACGGCGCGGGCAACGGGATCAGCGTGACCAGCCAGAAAAGGAGCCCGAGTATCAGGACCGCCACCAGCAAGCTAATGAGCGTCGCAATCAAGACGGGCTCCTCGAAGAGAAGAAAAGAGCACCGGACGCTAGAAACGCCGCCCGGTGTAAGGGGTCGTTTAGCCCATCGCGACAATGGAGAATACCGAGCTGGCCGCCATCGTCGTCGCGTCGAGCGTGACCATGCCCTTAGTCGGGTCGGTGGTGCTGACCGTGATGCCATCCGTCGTATTGAGCGTGGTCACGCCGGTCGCACCGACCGTGTGGACCGAGGTGTTCGCTGCCATGCCCTCAAGCCACTCGTCGATGGTAATAACGGTGAGGTTGACAACTTTCACCCGACGCGGCACAAAACCGAAGTTGAATGTCTGCGCGGTCGGCGTGCCCGCGTCCGTGCTCGCGCGGATCACCGCGAAATTGCAAATGCTGTCGGCATTGGTCTGCGACGCAATGGTAAGAACTTGGTTCGGCATGATGCACTCCTAAATGTGTTGGACGGGATCGGATCTTATGCGCGGGTCTTAGGCGGTACACGCCACTTCGAGCCGGGCCATCCATGCATCATTCAAAATAACGGCGGTCGTCATGGCCTTCCAGCCCACCGTGCCACGTTGCGCGAGCGGATCTCCGGGCGCGGGCTTAGGGTTAACCACCATTGGTACGAGGGAATCCTTGCCCTTGAGCGGGACGATGCCGAATGCGTCGCGCCCGAGATATAAAATCGGGTAAACGTCCGCATTGGCGCCGGTCGTAGAGCGCATCACGCCGGCGACGCCACCGGCATCGGGAAACGGCGCAAAGATCGTCGACTGCAAGTAACGCACCGTTTCGACCGAGCCGATTTCATTTTCCCAGGGCGTAACTGTTCCGTACTGCTTAGTAGGAATGAAGCCCGTCATGTTGCGAATGTCCGACTCCAGATCGGGCGACAGCAGGCCGATAAAGGCTGCTTCGATCGGTTCCGTGCGAAAGTCAGGCGTGGACTTCACCACCGACGTGATGCGCCGCGCGTTCTGGCGCGTGAGCGCGGTGGTGACTTTACGCTGCATCGCAAGCGCAATCGGGGTGTTGACTGCGTTGCGGGCGCCACCATTGGCCCAGAACACATTCAGACCCGCTTTCAGCACATTCCAGCGGATCGTTTCGATGGTTTGCGCGGCCGACTCACCCAGCGCTTCGGTCGCTTGCTGCAGCACGCGGTCTTCTGCGGTGTCGAGCACGACGTCGGTGATGGTCAGGTAGTCACCGTACTGCACCAGCGTGACGGTGTAGTCCATGTTCGACAGGCGCTTACCCGTCGGGGTCACCCCTTCAACCAGGGGCGTGAGCGCGAGCGGCGTGGAAAACGCTTCGGCCGGGTTACCGTCACCGGCACCGCCCGTTGCGCCCAGCAGGAAGTAGCGCCGGAACTTGGCGACCTTCGTCGAATTGGTCGGGATCGGGTACACCTGACCAAACTTCTCGATGATCAGGTACGGCAAGCCACGCTTGAGAAGTTCGGACACCGCGAAGGCGGCAACCCGCGGGGAGATATCGCCATATTGGGTTACAGCAGCCATGATCGACCTCTAAAAAGAGAAACTGCGAAGGAAAGGATTCCTAACTTGCGCAGTGTCGATCACGCTCCGCTTGGATAGAGGCGATACAGTGCTTGGATAGTGCTAGGTGCGACTATATACCTGCGCTTACACGCCAGCAATGGCGAGCAAAACAGCCTTTTCGGGCAGGCTCAGTATCCGGGCGTTGATATTGGCCCGGGTCGCAGTGTGTGCTGCCACGTCCAGTAACGCCGCTTTCTCGGCAATCCCCACCTGCGACGCCTGAATGTCAATTGGCCCCTGGGTCGCGGCATTGACCTTGACCAGGATCTGCTGGGTGGTCAAGTCAATCGCCTGCCCCCGGATTTGTGCCGCGGTAATGGCCATGGTGAAACTCCTAGTTGGTCTTGGATGAAAACTCGGCGAACGCCGCGTCGAAGTC